CTCGCTTGAGCTACTGGTTTCCCGAATATAAAATCAGCGGATACGGCTGGTCCGGGCTTGCCGACGATGGTCACGATCTGATTAACGGTTTCTTGGATAAGCGTTAGTTCGGCTTCGATGTGTTCTATCGCAAGCACGGCGGCTGTCTGAGCTACGTTCGCTAAGCCTATGATAGTAGCGCCCAAGCCATCTACCTTAGTAGACAGTTGTTTGATCTGAACCATTATCTGGTTTAGATCTACGATTTCTTGCTCTTCGCTGTTAAACAAGCTTTCCACTTTCTACCTCTTTCCCGAACGTAGTACACGACCAACAAAGCTCTACGTTCGCGCTGATCATCCTTCCGCACTTACCAGGGCATAACCACTTACCCATCCTACGGGCGCGGCGAATGGCTTCAGCTTTCACGGCGCGGCTTTGCTCTGCTATCTGCACGTCATCGCGGATTAGAATTGACTGAAGCATTTTAATTTAAAGACCGAGATTACCCGGCGACTAAAAGTTACCGTACTTCAAACTTTCTCGGTGACCGGCGAGATATCCGTAAGCACGCGAGCAGTTCGATCAACTGGAATATGCATATTTTAATCTCTCGGTTCATGCTTAAAATCTCTCAGATGGCTTTCAGTCGCCGGATACAAAGCCAGCTCGGTCGGGACGGTAGAGTGTATTTGCGGACCGAAGTATTCCTTAGGCCACGGCATGCGCTCGCCGTCGTAAGAATCTTGCTTATAAGCTGGAACGTTAGGTTTGTAGCACTTAGAATCCATCGAAATCGCCTTTAACTTAGCGCTACGAAGCCCAAGGCTGGCTTGCCGAGGGTTTCCAGATAGTTAGGCACCCTTTTCCTCCGGCGAACGCGTGGCGGGGTCCGTAGGAGCGTTTACGAGGGTCCTCGATTTACGGGTTAATATTCCACCCATAGAACAATACCTATTCTCACAATAGTAAGCAATGAGGGTATCGTTGAAACAAATGGTTAAAAGTACGTCGCCGCATTTATCACACATCGCACCCGGAAGTGGCGTCTGAATTCCTTCTAATCCGGCTTTCATAAGACATGCGCATAGAGGCTCACAGAAAGCGAAGTTCCCTTTCTCGATGATGCCTAACCACTGTTCTATCTCGACCTTGATCACGCTGGAAATATAAGGTTTGCCCTTCTCGGCGTACAAGGCGAGTTCGCAAACCTCTGCCTTGGAAACCGGGATGGACTCAGTGATGAACAGTGCCTTTGCCCAACGCTGCAACCGATCCATGAGTTTAGCAGTCATAGCCGCCCCAGCAGTCCATCCCACACCTGCTGGGAAGCGGAGTTCACACGTTGGCTATTCACACCTTGTGGAACTAGCGCTCCGTAAGCAGGCATGTTGGGAGTTATAACCACGGGGTCAGGATCTCCGTCCGCGAGTCCGGCCTCGGCGCGGTAGAAGTCCAGCCAGCCGCCTCCGCCTCCGCCACAAAGCTCGGTCAGTCCGTGGACGAGTGCGTCCGCTCTGTTCGGAGAGCCAATGCCCAGATACCCAGCAGTACTAAATGAACAGAGTTCGTCTTCCAATTTAGGAAGCCTTCCCACATGGTGCACAAGACAATTATGAACTAGCACTCCGTTAGCGAAGAACTCCGGTTCATCTTCAACCTTGAGGTTGTACACAGGCAACCTTTGCGAGCTTTCTACGGCTCCAAGTGTGGTACCGTGAGTTACACATAGCGGAGCAAAATCGAACGCGGGTAGCCAAAGACTTAAACTTCTTACCGCATTGATCACAAACTCTTGCCACCGGCTTACGATTCTTCCACCAAGTCTTCCGTTTCTCGCAAGCCTTCGCACGATACACGTTATCGCGCAAATGCTTACCCAAATCGGGGTGTTGCGCTCTATGTCCTTCAGGGGAGAGAGCGATAAGATTTCCGATGGTATTGTCTGAAGTATCGCCGTTAATATGGTGGACTTGCCATTCATCTGGAATTGTTCCGTTAATTGAGGCCCACACATCGCGGTGCAGCGACCGAAGTCCGGTATGCCTACTACTTCTCCAATAACCTTGTGAATCCAGGAAGTAACGAATTCCATTAAACTCGATGAACTCCCGAACGGGTAAACGAGTCTTCCATCGTTCCACAGCCGCGCAAGATTTACACCGTTGTCCTCGCGTAATACTAATTCCGCAGTCTGCGCACCTTCTTTGCCCCATGCTACTAGTTTACTACTTTTAGGAACAGTATGTACGGCCTGTATAAACCCACGCCCTTTTACATATATCAAATGATCAGGTGTACACACAAGTTCGCCAGCGTCAAGACGCAGCTTAACAGTTAGCCGCTCCCCAGTTTGACCAGACCACAAAACCCTACGCAAACCTTTTCTCGTCCAGACTTGTTCACCAGGCACAATACACTCGATTGCCTTTTGCCCGTTCCCCGTTTGTATTTGCGTCCCAATAGCCACACAACGCTCGTAAAGAGCGCTGACCGGCTCGGCACGTAATACCTTCCCGCGCGAAGCCACCACGTCTTTATAGCTGACATTCGCATCACCTTGTTGGATTACGGCGCGCACCATGTCGCCGCCGAAGTTCTTCTCACCGATCACCCGGTCGGCTTGGTAGATATGGTATTTCTCACGGACAATCTTTCCCCACTGCTCAGGAGAGTAGAGCCCGGTGTTATCTTCAAGAACGTAGTAATGGCCGTTAACGCCGCGTCCCACTATCACGATGCCGATCTCATCCGCCTTGAGATCCGTGGGTCCACTCGCACCGCTCGGGTCTACTGCGATGACGATGCGTTGGAGCGCGGGCATGTCCGCGAGCTTAATGTAGTTCTTCTCGAACGCTTCGAGGGACCATAGAGCGTTCTCGTCCTGGTCCACGTACACGCCGTCATAGAATCTACGTCGCTGCCGTTCGGGGTAGTTACGCAGCTCGTTGAGGAACTCGGCGTCGATGTTGTCCGCGTTGTCCTCCGGGTTCATGTACGCGAACTGGTACTGGTCCGGGTCAGCGATAGACTCTAAAGGAGACGCAGGGTTCTTCTTCTCGACGAATAGCTTGTACGTCCAATACCCTTTTCCCACAGGATTGAGATCATAGTATGCGCGGTTGCGGATCTCAGGGCACTTCTGTGCGAGCCGGGAACGAGCTACGAGAATAGAAGCGTAGGCAATCTGGGAGCACTCGTTGAAAAACATGGTGCTATTATGCCCAAGAAACCCGTCAGCGATAAGGGTACGCGAACTAGTCGATAGTGCTACGACGGGTCCAACGCCTAGATCCTCAATAGCTGTAACAGTAGCTACGTGACGTCCATTCTCATCAACTTCACCGGAAGAAGTATTACGACTACCGCCCTTACCCCAAGCCATGAACCCACACCGGTTTTCCCAGACTAACTCTGCCTTTGCCATAAGACGGACAGGGCGAAATCTTCCCAATATCTCTAAAGATTCCCAGAGATTCTGAGCATGCACGGTAGTACAATGATCCTCATCATTATCATGGCGACGATAAGGTATTTCCGCTGAATCTAATACGTCACAGATCTTTTCGAGAACCAATCCAGGCTTTTGTGCTACCCCTAGATCTCCGACCTTACTAATCCAACCTTCGCCGTCATAGATTCCGGCTAGCCACCCATTATCGTACGTAGTTCCGGCATCCCAAGGACGATGCGCATACCGTATATGATCACCTACCTTGAGACTACAAGCATCGATCCACGATAAGGACCTAAAATTCTTAGTCCGGCGGTCATCATAATACCCTACGAATCGGTGCTGCCCTGATACGATAGTTTCGCCTCGCGAAGTCGTGATACGAAAACGCCGCGCGTTAATAATCTTTGTTTTACCGACTATCGAGCGAATCAATCTCATGCGCCCATCAAGATCTTCAGGAAAGGCAATAAGCTGGTCGCCACTTACCAAAGTATCTGCACATATCCACCGTAAATCTGCCGTTAAAACCCGTGCGCTAGGATCTACGCAGTACTCCTGCCCGAGAATCTTGTCTACACGTTCCTGGTCGTCGAGCCCGCCTACCCATATCTGGCTTCCGTTGGCAAGTTCGTAGTACTCATTGTTACGAGTAGTTACTTGGACGGAGGGGAAGCAGGTCTTATGGACCTTAGGAAGGGTATCAAGCCAGACGCTCTTGTGGACTGCGTTAGAACGCAACCGAATGATTACGTGGCGGGAACCGGCAGCCTTGATCGCCCTAGCGAATATAGCCCTTATAAAGAGCCATGTCTTTCCGCTACGTGCTCCGCCTACTATCTTGGTATGGCGCTGCGGACCGGCCAGAAGATCACGTACGACTTCTTGCCGCGCAGTCAACGTTCCAAGTATCGGAGATTGTTGTGGAGCTACTGCTGTGCGCATATTAGCTCAGGATAAGTTCTACCCCGAGGAGCGTCGTACGGTACTTCACCGGCTCCTCCACGCAATATACATGGCGAACGGAGTAGCTACCAAGAAGTAAGCCGCGGCGGCTGCTACGCACAATACCAATTGGAAGGGATTAATCCGCCCGTCCTTTACCGTTACGTATTGGATGTTCACAGGTCTGCGTCCTTTCCGTTTAGGACGATGGCGATCTGGACGCTGCCCTTTCCGGCTTCCGCATCCTCGTACATCCCCAAATGCCGGGCGAGCTTATCGAGCGCAGCCACCTTGTCATGCAGCTTGATTTTCGTCTCGCCGAAGCGGTTCGTAGAGATTTCACTAACCGCCTTAGTAGAGGCGAGCTTCTTTGAGTCAGTAATAAGCACCGCGCCCTTTACACCGTTTCGGATTTTAGTTCCGCCCCACTCAGCGAAATCCCCCATATCGCTGAACCCGAGGTCGCCGAGTTCCTTAAGAACTTTATCCTGATCAATATCAAATTTTGCCTTAGCCCGCTCTTCCAACTCATGTAGCCTTAGTTGGACTTTACCGTTTTTAAGCATCTTGCAAGCGGCGACGCTTACGGCGGCTGGAGTCCAATCAATCGTAGTGGGGTAAGCCTTACGAAAGGCTTCGGTGGCGTTGCCGGATTTGTAGAACGCCTGAGCAAACTCCAACTGCTTCACGGTCGCAAACGGATACTTGCTCGCGCACTTACGCTCTATCGGAGCAGGCATTTATAGTGCCTCCGCAAATAGAGGATGATGCGTAAGCATGTGGCAGTTAAAACAAAGTGTTATCCCGTTTTCCAAAATAACCCGCTTATCGGGATTACTCGCCCACGGCTCTATGTGATGTGCTTGAACTCGGTCGGTAGAAGCGCACATTACACACTGTCGTTTATCGCGACAGAGAACATCTTCGCGCCACTTCGCGGTAGCAGGATCGTTTCGCGAGATCCCAGGTAATGTTTTTACGAGTCGGGGAGTCCAAATCGTATAGCTCTCTAATAGATGCACGGTCGCTACCCGCTGGACTAAAGTTAACGTCGGGTTCTTAAGACGTTCACGTAGAATTGGTATCTGATCTTGATACTTAAGTTTTTCATCTTGCGAGCAAAACCGCACCAAAGGCCCAACAACTCCGTCGTACTTAAATAAGCAGTAAAGAGCGGCGGTTTTCATAAACAAGAAGGCCTCTAAGAATTTTAGAGGGTCCTTAATCTTTCTTACCCGCGACTCCATCCGGCGAAGTCTAACTACATCCGGGTGGGTACCTAACGTTAAAACATACGCTGCCATTATAGCAGCCTCGTAGGTTTGGTTAAGTTTTCGCATGCGATCACGTTGGCTGTTCCCTTGCTGTAGCCTGCGCGTATGGCAGCTTGTGTTCCATTACAATCCACGAGGTACTCGCGGATGAACGCCTGCTGGCGCGCAGTCATGCCTTCACGGGGCGAGGCTTTGGCTTTACCCTTATGATCTATCATCGAGCACCTGAATTGTAGTGAGCACCGCGCACTATGTGAGATACCTGCTTGGAAGACAAAGCAGTGGGAGCGCTGGAGTGCGGAGAAACGTGGTAAGGTTCTCGCATGAGAGAGGGAAGGTCTTCCCTTGTGTGTGGTTTCCACGCTTCTATTGAACGGTCCATCGTCACCCAATCACGGAACCAAGCCTTAACTCTAAGAGTCGCGGCGTGGATCTCATCATCGTGCTTGCCGAGACAGACCCTGCACTCGCTACGATGCTGTTGTGCCTTATTGAGGCGCAAACGAAATTCTGCGCCTTCTTGCTCTGTAAGGGAAGGTCCAGACACCTTCGGAAAAACTTCGCGCGCCAATACAGATCGCAAGGTGAATTCATCTTCCTTGCTGAACTCTTCGCACGCTGCGATGTTGGTTTCTAAGTTCACATTCCCCTCGCGGTGCCGGGCTGTTTCATCCGTTCGGGATGCTCTTCTTTGAACTTTCGGAAAGCTTCGACGCGATTACAGATTCCGGATATATGGAAATCCGTGCAACCGTTGGTTTCACAGACCTCGTGATACCAAATCAATGCGGCGAGCGCATATTTATCCCTAGCGCGGAACAGAATCAGCGGTTCGTCGGCCCGGAATCGGTACGCCAGAGGCATTCACAATATCTATTTCTACCTCATCGCCGGAATGCCTTCCCGTATCAACTTCAATTCGGTACTTAGGATCAATCTGTTTCGTCATGTTAAAAAGTCGCCGGGCGGCTCCTAGTTCCCCGAGGAGTTCGCCCCGCCCGGCAGTACCCGCTGAATAACTATACGGTTAGGAGACGCTATGGTAGAGTTCTTAAAGTTGTG